ATTAGCACAAACCTTTACATTACTCGGTTTTTTTATAGCATGGCTAACCCTTACTGGTACAGCTAAGGACATAGTTGGTATTGCTATACTTATATCATTAGGTTTATGGTTACTAACAATAGGTTTACGTAAAGATAAAACACAAGAAATAAACAAAAAGAAAGCGAGCAGGTAGTGCCTTACAGCAAAACAGGGAAGAAAAAAAGATACACTTCCAAGCGTAAGAAAAAAATGACTAAGTAATAGTCTAAAGGATAGAATATGGCAATAGAGTACAGAGGAGAAAAATTCTCTGGTTACAACAAACCCAAACGTACACCTAAAGCTAGTAAGTCACACGCTGTACTAGCTAAAGAGAACGGTAAGGTTAAGTTAATCAGGTTTGGACAACAAGGCGTATCAGGGGCGGGCAAAAAAACTGACGCTAAGTCTAAAGCAAGACGTAAGTCTTTTAAAGCCCGACATGCGAAGAACATAAAAAAAGGCAAAATGTCTGCAGCTTATTGGGCAGATAAAGTAAAGTGGTAACATGGCAAAAAAAAGTAAACCCGTATGGGACAAACCAAGACCTAGTGGATTAGGTAAAAGCAAGAAATTAACACCTGCACAGAAGTCTAAAGCTAAAGCAAGAGCTAAAGCTAATGGTCGCAAGTACCCTAACATGGTGGATAATATGTGGGCAGCAAACAGATAATATATTTTGAAAGTATCTTGTCCTAAATGCGGACAACCACTTAAAGTACAGATAAATCCTTATAAATTATACTGTACAAACCCTGATTGTTTAGACTATACTAAGATAAACAGGGAGACTGAATGAAAATAGATGTTGTAAGAACACAGTTTGGCATTGACGCTACCAATGGAATGATGTTCATTGATGGTAATTTTGAATGCTACACACTAGAAGACCAGTACCAAGCAGTAAAAGTAATGCACGAAACTTGCATACCTGAAGGTACATATAAAATTAAATTTAGAAAAGTCGGTGGATTTCACACTAAGTACAGCGCAAGATATAAGAATGCACACTATGGAATGCTTGAATTACAAGATGTACCTGACTTTAAATATATACTAATCCATTCAGGCAACACAGATGAGCATACATCTGGTTGTATATTGACAGGAAATACCCAACAAGATCTTGACTTAGGTAAAGACGGTATGATTGGACAGTCACGTAATGCGTATGAACGTATGTACAGAAAAGTATCAGCAGTATTACTACAAGGCAAAGAAGTAACTATAACTATATCTAAAGTTAACTTAAAGAAAACTGATGATGGTTTAGAGTACTCAACAAAAATAAATACAGAAGGTTTATCACTAAAAGATATTGATAAAAAAATAGATAAGTTAACAGCTATGGTTACACAAGCCCTAGCAGGAAGGACGATTATATGAGTGACGAACTAAAACAACTCGTAGAAAAAGTTGTATGGACATTCATCGAAGCATTCGGTTCTGCTTTGTTGGTTGGACCTGCAATAGACCTTGAAATTACAACACTTGAAGCTGCAGCAATTGCAGGTGGCGGTGCCGTAATAGTAGTGTTAAAAGAGTATGCAAAAAAACAACTCGCAGGTAAGTAAACTTACCGAAACCCAACAGGACGTAGCACACAATAATACAAAGGAGGGTGTTGCGCACCCTAAAGGGTGGGAACCAGGAGTAAAGTTTGATTATAAAACTAAGACTGGAACCATAACATCAAGAGCTACAAGTAGTTCTACTCCAGAGTTTGATGAACTCTTACTAGAATGGGGATTTGATCCTAAAAAATATGCAATAGTTAATGACACATTGCGTGTAAGTACATGGGATATGAATGTAGGTAAGGGAGAAATACATCAGGCATGGGCATACAAAGCACAGATAGTTGCAACAGAAGCAACGATAGATAAAGAAGACTACACCCGTATAGAAAAATGGATACAGTCTTATAAGCGTAAAGCTAAACCTAAAGTAAAGAAAACTAAAGCTAGCTTTTTTGTTGCAGTTGCAGATTTGCAGTTAGGCAAAAGAGATGGCGGAGGTACTGAACTTATTGTTGAACGCTTCTTAGAGAAGATAGATCTTGTACGTGATAGGTATAACTTCTTACGTAAAGCAGGGGTAGAGATGGATCAACTTACTGTTGTAGGATTAGGGGATATTGTCGAGGGGTGCGTAGGATTTTACCCACAAGCAATGGGACCTAACGGCGTAGAGTTAGACTATAGAAATCAAATGAAGTTAGCTAGAAGACTTATTGCTAAAGCATTAGTCGAATGGTCTAAAGACTTTGATGTTGTAGTAGTAGGTGCAGTTCCAGGTAATCATGGAGAGAAACGTACTGATAAAGGTGTAGCACCAACAGGTGGTATGGACAACTATGACATAGAAGTCTTTGAACAAATAGGAGAGATCTTTGCAGACAAACCACAGTACGACCATATAAAGTTTGTCATACCTGATGAACCTCACTTATCGCTAAACGTATGTGGAACAAACATGTCCTTTACGCATGGACATCTTACTGGTTTCGGCGGGACAGTAGAGACGAAGGTTATGAACTGGTGGAAGAACCAAACGTTTGGAGGGTTTCATTCTGGTTCCTCGTCTATCTTAGTGACAGGACATTACCATCATTTTAGACAAGTGCATGATCCACGCACCTGGATACAAGTACCGAGCTTAGATGAGAGTACTTACTTTGAACAGCAAGCAGGTAAGAAAACTAGGCAAGGTGTAGTGACTATGGTTGTCAATAATAATGGTCATAATAATTTAGAGATAGTATAAAAAAACGGGAGATAAAACTCCCGCTTTTTACATCTCATAGAATATGGCAGTATTAAATAAGATACTCCAATATAACCCATTACAAATTAAAGTCAAGTAAAAAAAAGACCACCCTCGCAGGAGTGGTCTCTTTTAATTGGGAAGGAGACAACATCGAAGTGTTATCTACTAGACCAATATACCGTGTGCTATAATTAATGTCAACTTATATTTCATTGACATGGGGTTTCCTCCTTTACCCTTGTCCTTGACGGCAAACCTTTTAATTCATTTTTGGGTTTGTCGTTGCTAAATAAGAAATTTTATACTATCCTCTAATTATGTAGTACAATTATATTGGGAGGTATAATGACTGATATACTGACAAGTGATGACTTTATGTTATCCGAACTTAAACAGTCAGTTGCAAAAACTGGCAAAGGTTTTATCGTTGCAAGAAACGGTAAACCTATATTTATAGATAGTACAAAAGAGCTACAAAATTATCTTAAAGCTAACGATCTATATATATACGAGTTTGAGAATTGGAATAATGTTATTCACTATGTGTTTGTACGCGGCGAACGCGGAGGAGACTAAGACGTGCCAAACATTTTTACAGAAAAGAAGGAAATGAAGAAGTGGGCTATCGCTATGGCTAACGCATGCGGTGGTCAAGAAGTATCATGGACATCACTAAAACTCAACACACACAACCCACTTAAAGTTAACCAACTAGCTACACAATTTGTAGAAGATTACAATGAACAGATGTTACAAGCTATCAAGTTAGCTAATGGAGAGATAGAACTAAAAGATGTAGATAAAGTAGGAGAAGAAGAAGAATAATGAGCAAACCACATAAAATGGACGAAGATGTAAAAGTAATGTTTACTGATCACAGTACACGTGACTTTATAATTACCGCAAGTACTGTAGAAGAAGCAGAAAAAGTATTTGATATCATATACAATCACATGGAACTAAGCATTACAGATTTACTAAAACAATATAGCGTTGGTAAAAAAACAAAAGTATGGGTAGAATACCATGTAGACAAAGAACAAGACATGAACGAGGAGGATTAACCGATGGGTTGGCAAGACGAATACGATCAAGTAGAAGATAGACTAGCAAAGTTTTGGGAGAACAATCCCAATGGTAGAGTGTATACAGAACACCTATCTATATCACGTGACCACCAAAGTATTGTGGTTAGAGCAATGATTTATAAAGATGTAGAAGACATAAATCCTGTAGCAACAGGTATTGCACAAGACCAACAAGGTCCTAAAGGTGCTAATCAAACATCATGGATTGAAAATGCAGAGACATCTGCAATAGGACGTGGGCTTGCAAACTGGTTCGGCTATACAGCAAAAGCAAGACCGTCAGTCACAGAAATGCAGAAGGTGGAGAACTTGAAGGGTAGTGCGGGACAACAACCTACTCAACAAGTTACCAAGAGTGTAGCTAAAACTAGCAATAGCAATAGTTATACTCCTCCACAATCTGTACAAGAGAAGACACAGGGTGCAGTAGGTAACTTAGATAATAAATCTACAGAGGAAGCACTCGAAGCACTAGGTGTAGAAGTACAGGAAAAGAAAGTAGTTACACAGGGATCTATTGTTCCTCAATGTTTGTCATGTAGTAGTGAGCTATGGGACAATAGAGGAGATAAAGCAAGCGGTAAAATAAAAGAGACTTACCCTGATTGGAAGTGCAAGAACAGAGAATGTGATAACGGCAACCCACGTATCTATTACATGGAAAGTTTTAACGCAGAAAAACAAGCACCTGAAGAATGGTTTATGCCTAAAGTTGCATTTGCTAAAAGTTTAGATGACGTA